TTCACGTCCCATTCGTTTTCGAGGAAGTAATGTTCGAGGTCGCCTTCCTTGATTACGTTCAGCACGAGAGCGGGCTTCATCCACAGGGTAGTTTTTTCGTCCACGCGATACTCAGTGTCGCCAGCGGCGGTGATGGGCTTCACCTTGCCAGTGGTAGCGTCAATTTCAACAAAAATGCCGTTAGGCATAGCTTCGTTGGCGGTATGTTCGCCGTCATAAACGTAGCCATTCAGTTTCTTCATGTATCCAGCCATTCTATGTCAGTCCTTTCTTAGTTGTGGCTCTTGCGCTTCAGCAAGCCGCCATATTCATCATCGCCAGTAATCTCCATATCAACAAAGCTCGCCATCGTCACTTCAACAGCGGCGGGAGCGGGAGTTTCCTGTGCGGGTTCAGAAGCCATAGCCAGTTCAGCGATAGCTTCATAGTTCACTTCAGAAATAGCATGAGCAACGGCCTCATCCTCAACGTTCAGGCCCTGCTTCTGAGCAAACGCCTTAGCTTTGTCCTGCTTGGCCTGCAGTTCAGCGGCCATCTTCGCGTCCTGGAACACCTTGAGTTCAGCGGTCACGCGAGCCAGCTCAGTTTCGAGTTCGGCTATACGAGCGTCGCGGGGGTCGGGCTGAGTTTCGTCTTCAGCGATAACAGGCGCTTCAGCCACAGGAGCTTCGGCGGGATCCACAGTCTCGACCACAAGATGCTCGGTCTTCGTTTCGTGATAAGTCTTACCGTCATAAGGATCAACGGTGACAGACTCTTTCACTTCAACTTCTTCATGCACAACTTCCGCTTCGGTCACTTCAGCCTGAGCCACTTCTTCAGTCTGCTCGGCCTGAGTTTCAACAGTGGGCTGTTCAACTTCGGCTTCAGCGACAGTCGTGTTCAGTTCTTCATTAGGCACTTCTTCTTTCACCTCGTTCGTTTCGGTTGTCTCTTCGGCATTGACGACCTCCGCCACCATATCCAGCGCGTTTGCGTCGGGGTACGCGGGGACAGAAACGATGCACATGCCAGTCAAGGTATTGCCCTCGCCAGCATCAACAAACCGCACGCCATCTTTCATAAATGTGTTTTCGGGATTGTACTTAACTTCAAAAGACACGTTAAGTCCGCCCCGCACATACAAGTCTTGTAATCTCTCACAAATTTCGGATTCGCGCTTGGGGATTCTCGCTTCCGCGTACAAAGAAACAACACCCGCATCGTTGACGCTCATTGTAAAATCAACAAGACCGCCCACTTGCTCGGTGTTGAATCGTCCAGTTTGCGGGTCATAGGTGTGACCCAATTCGCTGTATCGTCCCTCAAGAAGCGTTTTGACATCGACATAGATAGGCAAAGCCGCGTACTTCTCTCTGTGATTCATGATCTCAGAAATGAAGGCCGCAGTCACACCCTCCCCATTTCGATTGCCGCTATTATCGAAAAGTTTGAAAGAGATTAACAAAAAGATGTCGTTACTACGTTTCTCGTCAATCGCCACCTCTTCGGCTAAGAGCACAATCGTGTTTTCTTTGTTCTCCATGCCGACCATCCTTTCTCGATTTCACGCCGCTCATAGAGTAGGAGGACACTATTCACATTGTTCATCGAGCAAATTTGTATTTGAAAAACCTCCGCAACTTTTCAAAACTGCGGAGGTTCATTCAACAAGAGAAGGGATTGATTAAGTTTTATTCTTGGGCTTCGGACCCTTCTGGGTTGCTTCCCTTGGGTTGTCGCCCTGTAATGGATTTTGACGGATCGCTGTTTCGCTCCGAGTCATCCAGCGTAGGCCGTCCGACTGTCACGGTGTCATCCGAGCTGTTATTGCTCGTTGTGCTTCCGTCATTCGTTGTGTAAGTTGTCTTGGGAGGAGTCAGCGTATCAGGAATACCTTTCGCGTCCTCAACCTTCCGTCTCTCAACTTCCTGCCCCATATCATAACCATAAGTCTGGAGCAGTGTTTCATTGGAAAGCATGCCTTTCTCCCAAAGCTTCATGCACGCATCTTGGAATGCCTTGTTCCCCGTCAAGTCAACGGGCGGGAACGTGAAGCGCGGTACGTTCTCATTCGCGCTGTGAGGCAGATACATGTTCGAGCCATTCAGTCTCATGTTGACTCTGTTCATGAGTTCACAGAAGTTATCCTTGGCTTGTTTGATTCGGATGGCAGCCGTCTGCATAGAGACTTGAGCACTCGCAAAAGTCGAACCATCTTCCGCCCGCCCAGAAACAATCACACCGCTGATACCTCCCGCAGACAAAATGTCCGCGTTCACAGCCTTATATTTATCGTACTCAAAAACGTCGTCCGTCTTAGGCTGAACGACGCTCGCTTCACACCAGTTATTTGTCACGGCCAAAGCAGACCCCGTCATAGCTTGGCGGAACAAGCTCTGCACCGCGCTTAATGCTTCGATGGTCGGAAGCACCTTGTGCGCAGGATCGCCGTAGGTCACATGCACAAAAGATCTCGCGCCCAAGTTCAACAGCGCGTCTTCCCAATTGGAAATCAGCGCCTTCTTCGCGAAAGCCCTCAAGCAAGCCGCCACCATCGGGATGGCGTAGCGGAGCCAGTCCTCTTTCACGTCCTGCAGTACAAATGTGTTTGCGGGATTGAGCTGCACCCATTGCACGCCGTTTTTCACACCATCGGCTACCTCTCTCGGAAAGCCCCTCAACCTGATTTCCAGCTCCTGGTCTTCCAAATAGTTCCGTTCAATAGACCCGGCTTGCCGCACAAAGTCCGTCAGAATAGATTGGCAGTTGAACTCAATCACAGGCTCGCCGTTGACCATCACGTTGGAAATGCGCACAAGATGAACGGGAAGCGTTTCCAGTGTTCCGTCGTCCTTCAAGTAAATGTAAACATTTCCGTATTTCCAGTATTGATAAAAGATACTGCGCATCACATCTTCAAGGTGAATGCGTTCGTAATAGTCAATGTACTTCTGCTTCACTTTCTCGTTCGCGCCAATCAGTCTGTACTTGTCCGCCATCGAGAACGGAGAGTACACTTCTTTGATGATGCCACGATAAATAGGGTCAGCGTCAACAAAGTAGTCGCTCAACTGAAAGAGTTTGTAGATATTCGTTTGCTTATCCCGAAGAATCGCGTTATAGTCAAAGTCTGTAAGGTCGCCCGTGAACGTGATGTTGCGGTTATTGAATGTAATCGTAACATCATCGCCCTTGGCTCCCACGGCATACTTCGTTTGAGAGGGTTGTTCGGGAGGCGCAACAGGAGGCGCGTTATTGTTCCGCCTGAAAAAATCAAGAAGCCCCATGCTTTGCCTCACCCTCTCGCCAATTCTTCCATCACAGTTGTTTTCACACAATTCACGCCGATATTGATTGCGCCATCCTTCGCAATGGCGACGGTCACACGGTACAGTCCATCGTCATGAATAAAACAGTTTCCAACAGCATAAGCCTTGGAAACTGTTTCCGAGTCTTCAATCGGAGCGATCAGAGCACGGCCTTTCGTATCTCGTATGTCGCGCACATCATTTCCAACTCTTGCTTTATCTGCGTAGGCCATACTTCTCGCCTTCTTCTTTTACAATTTTGAATGTCTTACTTCTCGTTGATGTAGCACTCATTCAGTACGGGGAATCCTTCGGCACTGACAAGCACAGCACTATGCATAGCGGTATCGCTCACAGCAGCAGCAGCCAGTACATTGTAATAAGCGCTCTCAGCCTTGCGCCGAGCCATATCAGGATCAGCGTCATAAGCGTAATGTACGATATGAGAATATTCGCCGTCTTTATTCTTCTGAACCTCAAGGATATAATACTGATACATTTTAATTGTCCTCCTTCTTCTTCGCGTTCATCGCGTCAACAATAGAATAGGTCTTGCAGTTCCAGCCCTCAGCAATTCGTTCTCCATGAGAAATGGGGCGAAGCGCAATATACGTTTCATTGCTATACTTAAACACTTCGTCTTTGGCGTAGTTCTTGTCAGACCGAGGCACATAATCTTCCGGCGTTCCGTTGCACAAAGCGACGCCAGAAAAAGCCTGGTCAAACGTAGCTCTGGAAATAGGAAAACGCCCGCTGCTCGGGTTGCAAATCACAGGTTCGCCTTTGTCATTCAAGCCGCAAAACACAACGAAGTGCTGATAGCGCCACCACAGAATCACAGGTCTGTCAACACTCAGAGCGCCTTCAGAATCCATCTGCCAGCTCGTCATGTCCAGCCCGTGCTTCCGGCCTACACGCAGAACGTCGGTGGCTTTACATCCAGCCACGCCTACGCCGCACTCGGCAATTAAGTCCTCAAGCGTCGATTCTTTTCCGTAGTAATCCAGCAGCATCTTGAGGCACGCAGGACCACAGGAAGTAGAATGTTCTGTGGTTACGGGTTTCACGTCATACATTTCCGTGCACCCTCCTTACCGCAGAGGATCAACTTTGACGGCATTGGTAGGCAAGTCAAAAGTTTTTCTCTTTTTTTCAGCGAGGGTCTTTGTCTCGTCATCCATGGGAGGCAAACCCTTCGCAAGTTCCTTATCTTTTTCGGCCATGATTTCGGCCATTGTATTCAGTTCATGATTATCCATGTTTTATACCTCCCAGACCACCGAACCATTGTCGTATGTAATCCATTCGCCCGCGCCACCAGATTCTTCCGCACGGCGCATCATGTCCTCTGTTCTATCGCGGACATGATATTCGTCTTCGACTGTATATTCATCAATGATTTTCACGCTCTTCTGTAGATACTGGGTTTGCTTATTATACTCAAGCCCCATTTTTTCAACGTTGTGCCTGATATGCTTCACCCAGCCAAGTCGAATGCGTTCGTCAGGATTTTCGTCGAACCACGCCTTCACCCCAAAGACAACACGTCCAGTAATCTTCCCGTCGAAGTCGTTGAAGTTTCCGCCGATGGTTTTGACTTTCCCATCTTCCTGAAGCTTTTCGTACTGCCAGTAAGTAGCCTGCTCCCATTCATTCATACTGTGTCCGCCTCCTCTTTACGTCGGAATATTCGCGTGCGTATTGAGCAACGTCCACATTTTTGTTTCGCCCGCGATTGTATATTGCAAGTCGATAGTGTTGATGCCGCCGCTTTGTGCCTGAGTAGTGGCAGTACCAATTTTCACGCCCGTAGGAGGCAACAGCGTACAACTGCGCGTGGTATCGTATCTCATCTGGATTTCAAACCAAGCACCATGCCCATCGTCCGCAACTTCGGGCAATACGATTTCAATGGGGCAGTCAACAATCGTATCCAACTTATAAGTCACGTTGGGGGTCATGCCCTCAAAATGCAGCTTGGAATGATTGTAATAAGTGTCTGCCGGAACTGCCTCACCCGTGGTCACAGTCGCCAAAGTATAAGTATCACCATCTTTTGTGTAATACTGTTTGTTGGCAACAAAGTTGGCATCCGTGGTCAGTGCATAAGTCCAGGTGATGTAAGGTTCGATATCGTAAATATAGAACGTTACCCTGTAATCAAGGTTCCGAACAGCCAAGTCAGAAGCTTTGAACACAAAGTTATCAGTGTACGCGCCCCAATTGATTTCCACAGGAACGGACTGTGCAACTGTATCAAATCGCACGGCAACATCAACGTAAGTTTTATCAGCCGTCGCAATGTACCCAGCCGCACCTGTCACAGTCGTGGAAGCCGTCACCCTCGCTCCATCTTTGGATGTCACCCGCGCAAACACATACCACCCAGTTTCAGTGATTCCATAAGACGAATATTGAGAAACATCAGAGACATAAGTAGGAATACCCACAGCCTCGATCATAGTTCCGCTCACAAGAGCAGTCTCCGTCAAAGAAGTAACTCTCTGGCTGGCCGCCGCAGCTTCCATGCTTTCAAGAATTTCCTTCAGCGTGATCTCCAACTTCGCCTTAGAAATGCTTCCGTCTTCCACAGTCGTAGTGGCTTCGGGATGCGCGTCAAGCCACGCTTCTACAGAACTCTTAACTTGCTCGTCGCTGGGCTTCGCAACTGCCCACGCTTCTCCGTCAAAAAAATAAGCCTCCCAAGGGCTCAACCTGTAAGCGCTACTGCCTGCAGGAATTCCAATGGTCGGCAAATCGTCTTTGGTCTCGTTCGCCTTGAGAATGTACTCATAAGGCCGAAACTCAGAACGATAAATTCTCTCCATGGGTTTCTCCTCCCCTTCATGCCTTATTAAAACTTTGTAACAATTCCAATCGCGGAAGCATCCATCATGCTGTACACCGCGTTCTTCCTTTCTTCTTCAAGGTCGCCTATATATTTAAGCGCCATGCCGAGAGCGGAATATCTATCTTTGTGCTGAGTCGCTTTCGCAACGTCGTACACAATTCCGCCCGCCGCTGTCTGCTTGCCGATGATGTTGCCCATCTCTATCTGCAGAGCGTCCGTCTCAACGAAGATAGCCTTTTCTTCTTTGGTAAGCTTTTTTGTACTTTCGCCTTCATCGTCAATAGCGACGTGGTTCCCAAGAATATGCCGCGAATTGACGGGCAACTCTATCGCGCCCTTTTCAAACGCAATCGTTGTCGCGCTTACCATTTGATGATTAAACGTGTTATTCGCAATAACCATCCGAATGAGCGGTACAGCGTTGTGAATCAAAGAAACCCCTTCGTCAGGAACGAGGGGCGGATACTCTTTATTTGTTTCAGGGTCTGTCCAAGGTTGGCTCATAAATGCGGGGAACGCATCGCCCAACCCTCGACAGTCAACCACAACTTTGCTCACGTTGGGGAACTTCACAAGGAGCCGCCGCACTTCATTGCTCAAAGCGTCAAGCCTCTTTCCGTGAAAAGACTGTATATAAACGAGCTTTTTTATCAGCGCCCCACTCTCTGTCTCAACAAGCTTCAGAATAACAATGACGGCATTGTCTGCGTGCTTCGCGGAGGATGTCGCCAAGTCAACGCCCATCACGTACTCAGCCGTGCTTTTTGCAGGCATTGCTGTTTCCACCTCGTTCAGCACACGACACTTCTCTGTCAACTCATACGGGAAAACACTCCCAGCTTCCGCGCCCAAGAAGATGCTTCCGTATTCCATTGCGAACTTTGTGTCGGGCATTGTCTTTCGTTCTTCCTCAAAAAACTCAAGAGGAGTAATGCCCACTCGTACCGCCGCCCGATAATCCAAAGCACATGCAAAGCAATTCTTCTCGCCCTTCATCCGCCTCTTCAAAGTATTTACAAAAGCTTCATAGAAGTAGTTGCTCTTCAAACAAGCAGATGTGATGCTCACGATTTTCGAGGGATAGTCTTTGAATCCATTCTGTATGCATACTTCACGGGTCGTGTTGCGCACAGGGCGGGCAACCGCTTCCAAATCCCCCTTCTTGATTTCGGGGGCTTCGTCGCACACAACTATCTTCGCACGAGCGCCGCGCAATGTGCCCATGGAGTAAGACTCAATCTTGCTTCCGTTCTTCAAACGGCAAATACCTTTCGCCCTCGAAAGCTGTACGGCACTGTGATTGTTCGCGTCGATCTCGCGCAGAATATCAGGATTCTTCACGAAGTAGTCATCTATCTTTTTCAGAACCAGCGTAGCCTGCTCTGCCGTGCCAGACACGACAGCTATCAAACTGCCCGGATACAGAACACCCATAGCCAAGCAACAGAGCGCGGTTAGCCACGTCTTACCGAAGCCCCGGCTTTGCACAAAATAAATTGTGTCGCAGTTGCCAAACATGCGAGCTTCGACCTTCTGCACGTCCTTTAGCTTGACCTTGAAGTATTCTTCAATGAACACATCCAAGTGCGTCCGCCAATACCACACTTGGCGCACCCACATTTCCGTGTTTCGTATCTCACGGATTTGGGATGCTTTCTCGATAGAATAAGCGGCCATCTTTATAGCCGCCCTTCAATGCCGCACGCCGTATAAGTGTGTTCAAAGTCGCGCACAATACGGTCAATATCATCTTCGGGGAAAGTAAAGCCATTCTCTCTGAGCTGCTTATCAATCTCAAGTCTCATGATAATCTCGCCCAAAGAGCCAAGTCCCGAAGCCTGCCCAGGTTGTCGTCTGCACGCCGCAAAGTTTGAAGACTTCGACAAGTCGTCGAATATCTTTTGAGCTTCCTTGTATTCACTCGCTGATATTTCGCCACGTCTCATCCTGTCCTCGGCTATGTCCGCGTTCAGCGAAGCTTTTGCAACTTTCCGCGCATAGTCACGGATGTTTACGTTGTCCAGCACAAAGTCCTCTGCGTACTGTGCGTATGTGTCTTCAAGCTTCTCGATTTCCTGCTTACTGAAGTTGCCGCCCCACTTGGCGTTGTAGGTGCGCTTCACTTCTTCAGCCTCGGGTTTGTCCTTCTTCTCTTTTTGGATTTGGCTCATATCTATGTAAACGCCGTCGCCGCCTATATGGTCCTCGAACCTGTAAAATGCATTCAAGTTCATCAGGCCAAAGAATTGGCGAACGGCTGTTTTGCTAAGAATGGCGTCGCGCCGCTTTGCAGATGTGTGCGGCTTCACGTATATAGGGTCCGTCGAAACAATGTATTGGGCTTTCTTGATTGCAGTATCCCAGTATGAATCCTCCCACCCACGGTTGTTTTCAAAGCAATACTGCATCAAGGATTCTTTGTCTGTGCACAGCTTGTCCGCGCACTCCTTGCACCAAGCGTCCTTATACCATTGTCCAACCCATTGCTTGTTCGGATAAAACTCCGTCAGTGGAAGAACTCTCTGGCACTTCACACACAGCTTCGATGTTGGTTTTGTCTGTGATGCCATATGTCAGAGCTCCTCTCGTTTTTTGCAAAAGAAAAAGCTCCGCAGCGTGTAGCTACGAAGCTTCAATGGATGCGGGTTTTAAGTCTCCGCTCCGACTCATAGTCTGATGGGGTACATACACCGCCGCCCATAGCCACGCTCAATTACCATCGCGATAGCCCCAGGCTCGGATCTATACCCTCGACTTTGCGCATATTTGTCAATGCCGCACAAAGAAGGAACACGCACGATGACGGAACTGCCTCCGTCTGTCACGCCCATTGGATACTCTCGTTCGCTGTGCGTATGTCCGCAAATAAAAAAGTCAATGGGCTTGGCATACATGTTGACTGCTTCTTGCGCGATAGAGGAAATGTTCTTGTCCCCGTCCCCATGGAGAAGGAGGAATTTGTAGCCCTTAATGTCAATAAATTTTTGCATACTGCAATCTTCATCGACATAAATATTCGCGTTATCCTCAAGCCGCGCCTTCAAAAACCACATGATGATTTTTTCTAAGTTCTCTTCCTCGAACTCACGGTTCTTACTCTTCAAAGGCCGGATTTCACTGTGATTGCCCATCACGGCATGTACATCTACAAACGCAAAAACAGAAAGCGAAGTCAGCCAGCTCGCCAAGAACTCACCCAGCTTCATCGTGCTCTCGACAAGGCCGTACTCTAATCGCATCAACTGAGACTGGCGAAGGATGCCGTCAAGCAAATCGCCCACAAGGCAAATATGAAGATAATTCAAATGTTCCTTCGCAAGGATCGAAACTATCTCATCGCGGAGTTTCCACATGCGCTCTTCAAAAACTTCATGGTCGTAGTCGTTAATTACTTCGCCCATCAGCCCGCGCACATGAATATCCGCGCCATAATGGAAGTCACCCGCCGCCACCACCAAGCACTTGTCATCCGCTTTGCAGTACGGCCTGTCCATCATAACGGGCGCACTGTATTGAGGCAAGCTTCTCGCGGCTTCAAAAACAGTTTCGCGGAGCAGCTCGCTCCTCGATTCCGTCCTGTACATTTCATTGACTTTGCGGGTTAAATCGCGGAGCTTCTGCCTCTCGACGTAGCCGCCCGACAAATCACCGCACTCATTCAAGAGCCCCGCCTCGTCCACAAGCCTAACCCCCGTCGCCGCTTTCCGCAGCGTATTGGAGTTAATCGAAAGCCCAAACTCGCGAGCAATCTCGCCCCAGTCATCAGCGATGATGCCGTTCTTTCGGTCGAGAACTTTATTGACAAGCTTGGCTTTCTCTTCTTGGGTGAGGTCATCTAATTGGCGTCCAGCCATTCCTTCACTTCCTAAACTCAAAACAAAGTATGCAAGACGCCGATTTAGCTCTTTTGATTAACAGTCAAATGCTTGATGATTGCTGCATGCGTCTTATATGGTGTAACTCGACGGAGGTTTTTCTTCACTCATGCACAAGAAATATTTTCATAGATTGCTGTGTCCGTCGAAGATTAGTGGGCAGTCTCGGAGTCGAACCGAGAGCGGCAAGAGTTTTTACGCTCTTACATACTGCGTTAGAGGCAGGATGTCTCAACCATTGCATCAACTACCCAAGGATAAAAGAAAAGCAAGACGGCGAAAAGAGAGAATGAAAGAGGAAAACGCACAACCAACCCCACAGCGAAAACGCACATTGTACAAATTCATAAATTGTTATTCATCATAGAATGTTGCTGTAGCCGTCTTATGTCTTAATCAGATTTCGTACCCCGTCACAAACAGGAACAGGGCAACCGTTCCGTCAAAGTCAGCAACTTCGGCGGGGTCCATAAAGATATGGACGCAGTTCTCGCTGACCCTTGTAAAATCGAAATGCGCGACATGATATCCGTCGAATAAGATAATATCTTCAAGGTTCTCAGGCACGACAGGCAAATACAAATCGCCTTCGAGTGCCTTACCCTGCGACGGGTCAACATCAATCCGCAGCATGTCAAACAGCACGAGGTTGTTGGGCGCATCGGATATCCGCATTGTGTCGGACTCCAACCTGTACAAACTCGCGACCTCAATGCTCGGAGCCGCCAGCACTTCAGCGTTCACCGTAGACGGAATCAACGAGAAGAACGTAATCAGCAGAGCTATGCCGATAATAAGAGCCCAAGCAATTTTTCTCAGCACTTCAAGCTCAACTCCTTACACATATAATGGGAACATTTTCGAGGCTGAATTAACCTTCATCCAAATTTATTTTTTCAATGTTCATGTCATAGAAAACAACTTCGCCGCTGCTTGTTTTTCCGCACAACACTTTGTCCATGTCGTAGGCTTCTTCGCCGCTCCTCGTTATCTTGCTCTGATAAGCTTTCACGCCTTCGGGGATGTGGTACTCTTTTCCGTCAAAGGAAAAGTTATTCTCTGTGTCTACGCGGACAAACTCAAATTTCACAATGTTGTCTGCGGCGCGGGCTTTCTCTATCTTCTGGCGGCGTGTAGGCGCGAATACTTTGGGCGGCTTCTTGGGGGGCTTATGGACGTTCCTTGACGCTTCAGCTTCATCAAACTTTTGCGACAATTCTTCCATTCGAGCCTTCAGCCACGCTTCTTCCTCGCCGTTGTCCACCTTCGGCCTTTTAGAGTAAACCTCGTCATCAAGCAACGAACTACATGCACTCAGCGGAATCTCGTACTTACCTGTCTTCATTTTCTGGTATTCCGTCAGAATCCCGTCCATGTGGTTACGAAGCAGAATGTTACCGATCCCGTCCAACATAAATTTGATCTTACTTTCTGGATCGAAAATGTTTTTGTTCGGGGTGAGCCAATTACTCTCACAATACGCGCCCCATTCCTCCAAGAGTTTCTCTATGTCTTGATAGTCACACACTCTACGCTTGCGGCCATCGGGGCAAAGGACATAGTCATAATGCCGAATAAAAAGACCCCTCCTTATAATATAGTACACCGAGTTTTTTCAAACCGAAGACAAAAGGCATTTTAAGCGTACACTTCGCGCCACTCGTCTCCGTCTTTGTTGCATATTTTTTCTACTGCCCTCTTGAACAGCACGTTCACTGTCTGCCGCGCCGTTCCCATCTTCTCGGCTATGTCGTCCGCATTGTGCCCCTTCATCAGCCAGCCCACAATATGCCTCTCAGATTTTGAGAGAGGAGTGGCGGCGATGAGCGCGTCCAAGTCCATGTAGGTCGTAAGAACGGGCTCGTCAAATGGGAACACGCCGTTGGACAAGGTGGGATTAGATGACTCTTCGAGAAGAGGATAGTAGCTTGCATCCTACCAAGCACGCCGCTGAATGAGCTTGGACACAACATGTGCGTCGGACAGGGGCACGTATGCCCATTCACTTCCGCCATTCTTCATAAGGCCATCAACCCTCCTTCTTCGCGCCCTTTGTGGGCTTTGCATTCTTGGCTGCCGCGAGCTCTTTGTCCAAGTCCGCGACCGTCGTTGTGAGCATTTCATTTTCTTCTTTGAGCGCCGCGACTTCAGCTTTCAGCGTTTCGGCTTCTTCATGCAGGGCGAGCACTTCGTCCGCATAGTTGAACAGCGTGTTCATAAGCCTTGCCTTAGCTTGGTTCACGCCACCCCGCCGAGCCACCGCCGCGCTATACTCTCTCTTGGCCGCGCTGATATCTTCATAGAAACTCATACCAACCCAGCCTCCTTCGCGCCGAACTTCATGACAGCCCGAAGGATAGCCTGCGCAGCTTTGTCTTTATCCACAAGAGCTTCCCGCGCCATCACTTCGCCAATCGCATAGCACAAAGCATAAGTTGCATTCGCGCCCGCTCGCGCCCCTTCTTCGGGGTAAATGACGGCACAGTCTTCTTCTTCGCCGTCATAGTAAGTAACTGTGATTTGGCGGACTACTTCATGGGAGGGCTTACACTTTTCAAGTTTTTCTTCCTCCCGCGCGGCACAGTTTTCACCCTTTTCTGCAGAAGTCGTGTCCTCGCCCTCTTCAGCGTCAAGTTCTGCGGCGATCTCGCTAATGGCCTTGTTAAGCGCCTTCGCAATAGCCTCGCCCAAAGTTTCCCAAGTTTCTTCCTTCATCCTTAATTCCTTCTTTCAAACATAGTCGTACAAAGCGTCACGCTCTTTTTTTGTGAACAATTCGCGCCACCGCTCCTCTCCAACGTTGGCCGCGACCGCCCGCAAATAAAGCTCGTTATATGTAGAACTGTCCGGGGCTTGCGCTGCGGACAAGTCAACATCAATGATTTCATCGCCCTCTTGAGGGGCGTGAGAGATAAATGTGTAAATGTTGGGCTCGTAAACAAAAGTCTTTGCGTTCAGTTCAAAGATTCTATTCCCGCGCTTCTTCGCGAGCACTCCCGCGTTCACAAGCCTATTGAGGGACTGGTTGGCTGTGCTTCGCCCGCACCCGATCACCTTCGCGAGCCTGTCGAGAGAGTATTGCCCCTTGCCCCACTTCTTCGTCGCGCACAAGAACAAATACGCGATGCGTTTGTCCGTCGAAAGAGTCTGCGCGACCACAGTTTCAAAGTCTGCCCTGCACACGCCCGCAACTTCATGCGGCACTTTGAAGTCCTCGCCCCACACCCAATTCGCAATGTTGGCCGCATCATCGTACACTTCCCGCCCCTTTGTTTCCATGAAGTCGGGGTTTTGCTCGTCCGCCCACTTGCACAAGATATCTTTGATAGCGGCGGCTGGCGTTCCCTTCTTCCGCTCATAAATGGCAATAGACATCATAGTCGCGTGCCTTGTATGTTTCGCGGTGAGCATAGGGTACTGGTCGCCCTTAATCTCGGCCAAGCCCTCAGCCTTTTGAGATTTTTTAAGAGAGGGGACTGGCGCGACCTCGCTCCACGTCCTCACTTCGGGGATGTTCTCAAAAAGAATTTTGTCGAACTCGTCGCGAGAGATTTGTTTGATTGACATGACATAGTCGCGGGAGGTGATGGGCTTGAGGCCGTTCTCCGTATCGAGATACCAGCAAATGTTTTCTGTGCGGGGGTGGGCTCCGAGGGGGAGCTTAATGGCCTGGGTGTATGTAGGGCGGAACTCTATCTTCTTGGGGTCGAAGTCACAGACCGCGCAGATGTAGTTATACAAGCGCATGAGCAGCTTCGTTGACACTAAGTCATCAAAAAACATCTCAACGTGGAAGCCCTTGCACCCCGACGAGGAAACGTAGATTTTATCTTCAGGGAAGCCATGGCTCGCGAGCGCCCCTATGAGCACATACACATCGTCCGTGTCCTCAGTGTCGATGTCGAAGCAAACAAAGCGCGAAGACTTCTCATTGGCGAAGACGCTGACAGAGTAGTCGTGATTCAAATGCTTCTCCAAGAGCGCAGACGTGATGTGGATGTTTTCCGTCGTAACGTAAGCGCCCCTGTCCCCTATGACGGCTTTGTCAAAGTTGGAGACGTATAAGTTGAGCATTTGGACGGAAATTTCGTGGAGAGAAAAGTCGGACATGAGAGATGCCTCCTTCAAAACAATCCGCTTTATAAGGGAAGATTATAATATATATATGTTATTATAAATAGAATAGCCGCGACTCAAATCCCAAACAGAGAGCAAGCCGCGAAGAGCTTTCCAAACAATCCTCTTTATAAGGGAAGATTATAACATATATTAGTTATTATAATATATACACCGAGAGTTTGAACACAGCAAAACAACAAGGGCGGCGTTCGCTTAGTTCACGCTGAGGACGACCTCGCGGGGAGAGTTTGGAGGAAAAGCCCGCGAGGCTCCCCATCGTCAAAACAGCATACATATGAGAGGGCGGCGCGAGGAACATCATCGCCCACTCATATATAATGGGAACATTTTTGTCTGCGTTTTAACAGAGTTTTTGAAAATAATTTTCATGAAATAAAAAAGAATCCCCACATAAAGCGCGGGGATTCCAAGATGATTTTGGGGGATTTTTGAGGTCGGCGCGAGGGGTGGCGCGGAGAAATAGAGCGCGGCGAGAAGAAGGGCGTGAATGAATAGAGGGGCGGAGAGGATGAGGTTAAAACTGATGGGGTGTGGAAATATTACAGTAGTTGGGGGCGGTCACGTCTTTTTCCGCCTCCAAACGTAAACTCCTGCCAGTTTGGGGTTAAAACATCTGTATTTTACACCCAAACGCAAAAACCGTGTTTCCTGTAGTTGTTTTTCGTGTTATCTAAAATTCAATTTTAGATTGTATCCTGCCGTCAATACTGACACAGTGTCAGCTTTCGTTTTACCTACTTAACAGATGGGTTATCATCTACTTAACTTATTTATTTTGTTTAGTTGTTTGTTTATCTCTTATTCGCCTATCTTTTTAGTAGGTTTTTCCCTCTTTTTTTCGCCTGGTAGACAGATGTACGCTCATTCAGTAGACAACTGTACACCACTCAAGTAGACAGACGTACACCATGCCTTTTGATATACCCCCTGGGGGTATTTTGTTCCCCTTTTGTTCTCGTATGAATGCGAACACGTGTTTGCTATTTCTGTTACATTTCTCTTAACAATTATTACAGAACAATCAATTATATGTTACAATTCTGTTACAATTCAATTTCAAAACTGTTACAAAACCCACTTTGGAATGAGTTTCTACTATTACACTTTTTAAGGGTTTTTTTGACGGCTTGACAGCTTGTGATACTATGGAATTGAGCTTGAGCAACTCAAGCCGCCAAACCAAATATCCCTTTGAAGGGAAGAAAGAAGGTACACCATGAACAGCATGAACGCCGCCGCTACCACTACCCCCGCCCCCGTGAACGCCCCCGCTATTGTGACAGAAGGAAAGGAAGGTATTATCATGAATGAACGCCGCTTGAATCGTGCAGCCGAACGCCGCTTTGCCGCCGCCGAATTGCGCAATGCTTTGATTGCCGCCGCCCCTATTGCCGCCGCCTACTGGTTTGCTCATGTTTCCGAATTTGACGGCGAAAATGCCGCCGCCGCATTGAATGCCGCCGCCGCCGATATTGCCGCCAAATCTGCCGCCCTTGCCGCCGCTTTGAGTGGAAAGAAGGGCGGGGAGGTTGTGACCGTTGCCCCCGTTCCCGCCGCCGCTCTCATTGCCGCCGCTATTACGTTCACGCCCAAAGGAACAGCCAAAGACGGCAATAGGCGCATTGTTTGGAATGTTCGGAAGGAAGGTAGCATCAAACACTTGTTTGGTGTGAACACTGTAGAACGTGCCGCCGATTGCAAAGAGTCCGTTTGCACGTTCACGGAAAAGGACTATCTCAAAGAGAAAGCAACCCCCGCCGAACGTGCCCCCAAAGCCCCTTTGACGCCTTATGACAAGCTGGCTGCCAGCTTGTATAGTGCCGCGAAAATTGCCGCCAAAGCTGATTTTGACGCCGTTCCTTCCAACCTTGACAAGGAATTCGCCTTCCCTGCCCCTGCTGATTGGAAGAAAGACAATACTGCACTGATTGAAGGGACTGCCGCGCTCATGGGAATCAAGGCGGCTTGACACATTGAAAGGGGCCCGCGCCCCTTCCAAAGCACATTGAAGGGCGTTGCGACAATTTGTCGCTATCACGGGTTACGGCGTGACAATGTGTTTTGTATAGGGCACGGATTGCAAAGTGTTTCCCATTGAAGGGCGTTGCGACAATTTGTCGCTATCACGGGTTACGGCGTGACAAGGGAAACGATCAATAATCCTGCTTTGGTATCCTTCCCCCCCGCGCGAACGTTCGCGCAAGTGTATCTTGACAGCTTTATAATTCCCATGCGGTTTACGTGGTTGCACACTGTCCATGCGTCATGAACGTACGTGCGGTTTTATCCCGTGGCAATGTGTCAATCTGTAGACAGCTAAAACGTGGCCGTGGGCCGAATGAAAAGCACACGCAACTTGTAAGCGTTTGCTGAAAAAAGGGTGGCGGTCGATGCAATAGAGCGCAGGGTGGGCGTGTATATCAAAAGAAGCGTCCTTGGAGTTAGGTTGAGTGTGCGCGTATATGTGCATTGTTTAAGCAAGTTAGTTATGCTATTGGATGGTTAATGAGTAATAGTAAGACTGTCAGGGCTTGCAATGTATGTATGTACATTTTGCTGTGTGCCATGACATTGCATGAATAAGATAGATTTATGGGATTTCGCCATGGTTAGATGTATTGTAGTATGTGACAGGCATACAATGCGATGCAATACGATGTAACCATGTACGAGTAGCACCTTATTACACCGCAAGTGTGGCGAATACTGGTCGTGTTCGCGTGACCTCGGGTTTTAATAAGGTCACCCCAGTAACTCATACTGTTCTTATGAGTGTACAGTTTACATAACTACCCCTCCGTAAGTGTGGCGTAGACGGGATGTGTACGCGCGGCGTCGGAGTTGAAATATAACGCCGCCCCAGTTTGAGCGTGTTCTGTCAAAACACGCTTCCTTGCAATATGCACACGAAATCTGTGAGCGTGTGTATATATTCAAGGAAGGAAGGGTAAGAAAGATGAAAAAAAAGGTTGTAACTTTGGAATTGATCGTGCACGAGGAAGAAGGAACTTGGATTGACTGGTGGCTCTGGTGCGACGATGAAGATGTGGACTTGCCGTATGAAGAAAAGGACTGTGTGCCTATTCTGAAACAGTACGACATTATCCTTGTCGGGGATCGTTGGTTCAAGGGCGAAGATGCTGAAAAAGCAATTGATGAAGCTTTCCGCCTTGCGAAGAATGACGGAATTATCATCGAGGACAGCAATAGCGGCAAAACTATTGCAGAAATTCGTGACATTCTTCCGTTCATGGAAAAATTCAATGACGGAAAATGTCGGTTCATGTCGAGTGAATGCGGTAACATCGGGGAAAATTTGGAAGATGTTGTCGAGGTTCCCGGCGACACGATCAAATTCAATTGGAAAGGTTGGTGAGGAATAATGATGCGCGAAGAATTTATCCGCGAGTTGCGGAAAATCCCTGGGCACGAAAATGCAAGAATTTCCAGTGGGCGGACTTCCTCAACGACTGGAAATGCGGAGGGCCGCGAGAAGTTGAGGAAGGACGCGACACCGCAGAATTGCAGACAGTTGACGCGGAAAACATCGCCTGGTTTCGCTGGGCGTTGAATGACCGCGAAAATGATATGTGGGAATTGGAGCGCATCCCTCCTTCTTCTCAATCTTGATTGCAGAAATCCCGGAAATATGGTATCATATATTCGGGAATTTTGCAAGAAGGGTGTGAGAAAAATTGCCTTGGAAAGATCAGAAAAAAAATAATGCGGCTTCTATGGCTTACCATAAGAAAAACTACATATTGGTCGGAATTAGAATTCGCAAAGACTCTCCCATCCCCGAAGCGCTGGAGCGCATGAAAGAGGATTTGGAAATTGCTCCAGCAACATACGCGCAACAAGCACTTGTTGTGCAATTGCGCAAAGATGGCTACCTAAAAGAAGAAACAGACGGAGATGATGCAATAACAATCTTGAAAAGGATTGGGCAAATCAAAGAATAACCCTACCTCACCCCCTCAAAAAGACGTGTCAGAAAAAGAAAGGCACGTCTTTTAATATGCAAAAAACCCGCAAAGCGGGAGAAAGAGGAACAACTATGGAAAGAGTCTTGTTAGCGCACCTGACCCACATTAACCCTATGGCCGCCGCCAATGCCATGTACGGAAAAACCGTCCATGTTACGGCAAAATTCAAGAACCCCTTCCATGAACTCATGGTATGGGGAAACGAACTGCATCTCACCTTCCGCGACGGAAAAATCGCGGAAAATAATCTGCGCGAATATGCGAAAAACGACCGCGCAGATGAAGCGGCTGAATATTTCCTTTCGCCTCTCCACAACTTGGAGGACGTTGATATCGTTTGCGAAGTGGAGGAATGAAAAATGAAATACGAAATGGCTCTCTGTGCAGGGCGGCATGAAACGCCCGCAACATCCGCAATCTTTGCGGAAACCCTCAACCCTCTGGACGTGTGCGGCCTGTATAATGCGGCAGATGCGGCAATTCCCGCCGATTGTACGGACTTAACCGTGTATGTGACGGGACTGACCGTTGCAATGCTGGCCGTGGTCAAGGTATGCATTGATCGCGGAATCAGCCTGACCGCCATGCACTATGACCGCGAAAGCGGCACGTATTACCCGCAGGTCGTGACGCAGTTTGTCACTTGTGGATGCTGCGGGGGTAGGATTCCCGGAACGCCTATGGATCACGCTTGGTATTGCCCCAATTGCGGAGCATGTTGAGAGGAGGAAAAAGATGGTTTATACCTACAACGCCCTTTATCGCGGACTTCCCGCGAATTATACGAACGGAGAAGTTGTTATCATTGCAAAGAACGGAATGAAGTTGACGCCTGATGCCTTCTGGATGTTGTGGGAAATCAACAAGAACATTATGGATATGACGGATTGGAGGGATTGACGACATGCGGAAATTTTTAATTGCTTTCATCGCGGTAGTCCTTATGATGGCCGCAAAAAATGCTATGCCTGCCCCGCGTGACTACAGCGCGGAAATTGAACAGTCCCGCGCCCAAGCAATAATGCGGGACTATCCCCGCGCAAACGTCCCTCAAGCCCCGCGCATCTATACGAGGGTGGGAGTTGTGTGCGGCCTCAAATATGCGGAAGGCGTCGTTATCGTGGAAACCCCGGATGGGGAATTGTGGGAGTTCTATAACGGACGCACCACGGAAGATTGGGAAATTGGCGACGGATGCTTGCTGACGTTCGCGGATACGGGCGTGAGCGGTTATATGTACGATGACGAGATTTGGGACTACCGTTATTGGAACCCCGAAGGGAGGTAACGAATGATTGTATTCTTAATCGTTGCAATCCTGCTGGTTATCGAAGCTTTGCATGTGCATGATGGATTCGAGAAATTCTGTATTTTGTTTCTTGCGGCAAGCTTTGCAATTGTCTTTGCCGCTCAGTTAATCAATCTGATTGGAGGATAAAGAAATGTGTGAAAAGACTGAACGTGCCTTGTCTAAATGTATGGCGGAACAGCGCATGAAGGAGCAGCTTTGCTCTTGCACTGTGATATTGGAGAGTGGCGCAAAGAAAACAATCGAGCGCTATGCTCGCGACTTCGCGGAACTCTATTACACCTTGCTCGTGGTCGAGCGTGTACAGAAAATCATCAGCTACATGGTGATTCGATAATACGAAGGAGGATGCAGAAATGCTGGAACTTATTATCATCGGTATCGTAATCTTTGAAGTTGCGAAAGACGTTGTGAAGCTTTATTTTTACCCTGATGTTTAGTAATACTAAACGCAGAGGAAAGGAGGGATAAACATGCCAGATGAAACGTGGGTTGTGGCGCGGGGCGGAAAGGTCTGCATCCAAGTGTACGACACGAAAAAAGAGCGCTTTGTGTACATCCCGGAAAAGAAATGGCTGGCAATGTCCGCCGAGCAGAAAGCTGGGAGGTACGTATGAACACACCCAAGTATGTGGCCGCGTGGATTTGCGAACGGCCTTATGTGGAAGTGCTGGGATTCTTCCAGCGCCGTGGCGACCAAATGGTACGTCATCGCCGTGTAATAAACGGCATCCGCACAAACATTGAGGAATCACTTGTGCGGCAAGACAGCAAGGGTTGCTTTTACTTCTGTAGCGGAAAAGTGCATGTGGAGTTGCACAATCTGCGGAAAACCATCATCAAAGAACAATAATTGAGGAGGATACAAAAATGAGCATCACCACCATCAACACTCGTCCCATCGCCCACAAAAGGAACCTTGACGCCGAGCAGAAAATGTTCGACGCGACCGCTCAGGAAATGATTGACTTCTGCGCGGAATGCGAAGCCAACGAGATTACCGCCTACGTGCTGTCCAACGTGCAAACCCTGCGCTTCATCGCCCCTGTTGTTGATGTGACAATTGTGGAAAACTTCGTCTGCATCATCATGAGTGAGCGCGTCCTGACCGTTGACATTGCAGGAATGAACCGCGCCGCTATCACCCGTGCAATGATTGCGGCTGTCCAGAGGAAGGGGAGGGAGGTAAGGACATGCCCCGCGACTGTGTAATTTGGGACATTCACTTGAACGGGAACACCCACAATTACGGCGGCCTTGAGTGGGTAGTCGATGGAGAAAATGGCCGCAAAACTTATCCGGGAACGTGGGCAGAGTGTACTGTCCGCGAATATTACGCAAAGGGGTGGAAACACAATCACCCCTATGAAATTAAAGGAGGATTGGAAAAATGGCAAATGATACCGTATACAGCATAATTGCAGAAAAATTCATCCGTTACGCGGAAGAACACGGCATGTTTCCTTGGCAACGGCCCTGGTTCGGAGTTCGGGACGGAGCCATCAAGCATGTAAGCGGAGAACCGTACAGCCTGCTCAATCAAATGTTGCTCGGCGAGCCCGGAGAGTGGCTGGGCTACAAGCAAATCCTCAGCGAACACGGAAAAATCAAGAAGGGAGAGGAAAAGCAGTATTCCATCGTGGCGTTCTGGAAACCTCTCCCCATTAAGGAAACCACGAAGGACGGAAAGGAAGTAACTAAGGTTATTCCGTTCCTGCGATATGACCGCGTCTGGCACATCGACCAATGCGAAGGCATCAAGCCCAAGTGGGACGACGAGAAGCTGAAAGCCCCGGCTAACCCCATTGCAAGCGCGGAAGCCACGCTGAATGGGTACGTTGCCAAGAGCGGCGTGAAGTTGTTCATCGAGAAGAGCAATAAGGCGTACTACAGCCCGATGCTGGACGAAATCCACGTCCCTCTCCGTGAGCAATTTGGCAAGATTGCAGAGTTTTATTCCACGGCCTTCCATGAATCCGTCCATAGCACGGGGCACAAATCCCGGCTGGATAGGATTAAGTCGAACGCGCACTTTGGCAACGAGGAATACAGCAAAGAAGAATTGGTCGCGGAAATTGGCGCGGCTTGCCTGATGAATGAATTGGGCATCGAAACGCCCGACACCTTCCGTAACAGTTCAGCCTATGTGCAGAATTGGCTGTCCGTGCTGAAAAAGGATAAGACAATGATTGTCAGCGCGGCGGGCAAGGCTGAGAAAGCCGTGAAACTCATTCTGAATATCGAGGAGGGTAGCGATAAGAAATAAGTTATGTACCCCCGTTTTTTGAAAAATATAGGAAGGAGGTTGTGGGAAGGGAGGGCAACGCGAAGCCCTCTCTTCTCTTATGCGGAACACACACAAACACAAAACACGAAAACAAAAACAAGGAGGCCGAAAAAATGATCACCATCACAAATATCGCGGATCACTTCAATGTATCCACATCTTACATTTCTATGTGTCTGTCCGGCAAGAATGGCAACGGCGCGAGGGTGAAACAAATTCGGGAATATGCGGAGCAGATTGGATATAAATCCGTTGCGGAAAGGAAGGAAGCTGCGAAGAAAGAGAAGGCCGCTCATACGTGGTGGAAGGGCGGTTGCTTCCATGAGCGTGAAGAAGAGCGCTCCCGTATGTTGGAACTCCGAGCGGATGGCTACAGCAACAAAGAGATCGCGAAGAAGATTGGGCGGACAGCAATGACTGTGCGCAGAAACATCGGGCCTCAGCCTGCGGAAATGACCAAAGTCAACCGTCAGACCGCACAGCACATCCGGGCTTACAAGAGCGCGGCGCGGAAAATGGCCGTCAGCAACACGAAGATTGCGGCCTATAACGAGAAGGTCGAGCGCCATAATAAAATCAAGGTGGAACTCGCTCTGCTCGAAAAGGACTTGCTCAAAAATAAACCCAACATCGAAGCAATCGCCGCCGCTCCTATTGCTGTCCCGCCTGTTGACCTCCACGCCGTTCAGCCCACGGCGCTGATGTAAAAGTATCAATCCCTTATAGGGAAGAATAATCGTCAAAGGTTATAATATCACAAGATGCTATGAGTTGTCAAGAAAAAAGGGGGCTCTAATTATGAAAAGATATATTGTACACTTCACATTGGACGAGATGAATGAGTGCATAAAAGCACTCAATGATCGGAAGGACACGGCAAAAGACATGCTTGTCCGCGTCCAGAACGGAACGCCCTACTACCCCGCAGATGAAAGGAGGTATGTTGAGGAGATCGACACAATCAACGGCGCACTCAAATCTATCGAAAACTACGAAATGGAAAGGTTGTGTTAAAAATCGGGCCTGGATGTTCCTATATTAAATAGGAAGGAGTTGATGCAGAAATGGTCAGCAAAGTGGTACTAAATTACGACAATCTCCCCTCTGCGAAGCACTATTTTGGCCCCGAAACTATCATCATCGGCAACGAGGGCAACGCAAGCCGCGACCCTTGTTATATGGCGGACACAGTATACATCATGAAGGGAGGACGGACAGAAACAGAGGTTGCGAAGATCGCAAAGAGAGCCGCGCCCCTCGCAACAAAGGTAATACTCGCGGACGAATATGCAGACCACAGCCATGATATGAAAGGACGGAGGATGTATGCATATGTTTAAAATGTATCTATTACAGCTTCTCAATGCCAGCAATACTCACGACGGAATCAGGCTCCAGAACTTGGGTGAAGCGGAAATCATTGATTCCTATAAGGGCGGACAGCTCACCCATCACGAATACGAAACGCTCGAAAAGGTTTACAACATCTTCATTCGGGAATGGAGGGAGAATCACAAATGATGGTCGCGGTCGAAGCGTGCATCAAACGGTACTACAGGCTCTATGTGGAAGTCCCCGATGGTGCAGATAACGACTTGATCAAAATGATTGCAAGAAAGGAGTTAGAATACATCCCTTTGGAGGAATTGGAGAAAAACGCCGACCCTGATTTAGAAGTAGAACCCATGGACGTTGAATGGGTAACGGTCGATGAAGGAAGTATTCCGGCACTGAACTAAGGAGGACAGAAAACATGAGCAAGCCTGTGGAATTCGATGACATGATTGATGTCGCATTTGCAGAAATTTACTTCGACGCCTGCACGATGGAGAGAGAAGGGAAGATTGACCCCGAAAACACGACGGAAGAATTTGCCCGTGATTGCAAGCAACTCGCCGCCGATTATTGTGAAGAATACAAAAAGGCTTGTGAAGAAGGTGAACCGTCCTTCTATGACGACCTCTATCCTTGGGCAGAAAAGAAGCTCATTGAGATGTATCCCTACAAGCGGAAATTCACGGTGCTCATTGATGCAAACCTCACGATGAAGCAGGAGGTGATGGCAACCAGCGAAGATGAAGCCCGGGAAATTGCGCAAAATTTCATCGACTCGAAAGGGTTTGAGAGAGTGTTTAAGGAGGAAGCTTACATCTACGAAACGACCATTGACGAAGTGATTGACAGTAAGGGGGAATAAATATGGCAAGCGTCTACGAATGGAATTTCAACGGAAAGAACGCAGATGATTCATTCCTTTCCTCAAAGCAAATCGAAGCGTTGATTGCGTTCGACGAATTTGACCTCGATACGGGCGAGGTTAATTTCGAGAGCGGGTGTTATGACTTTGGCGCTGGGACAACCGAAAGCTATGGGGCAGTAAGCCGTATCCGCGAAGCCCTTGAGAAGTTCTCGAAACTGTACCCGGAAGCACGTCTGAGTGTGCTCTACAAATACGATGCGGACTGGTATCCAGACGGATTCATCGTGGAAGGCGGTGAGGTTGTGGATATTACAGGCCACACAACGTTTACCCGTGATGATAACGGAGAGGAGGTGATTGTGTGACGGTTAAGTTCCCGCAGACAAGGGTGGTACACAAGCGGAATCCTGCCACCAAAGATGTGTTCTTTGCATTCCTTGCGGTGGAATGGGACAACGAAGAAGAAAACAACAACGAGGACGATGAAGATGATGAAGAAGGAGATGTTTAACCGTGTCTTACGATATTTGCTACGACCGTTGCTTCATCAAATCCGGCCTTGGGTATACGCCGATGTGGCTTGTCGGCTCCAACAGCTGTACGGAATGGGTATGGAAAGGCCGGAAAGAATATCAACGGCGCGAACGGCACTGGTCGCCTATCTGTAACATGGCAGGCGTTTCCGAAGCTGACCTGATGACAATGGCGCGGAAGTATGTTCGCGGAAATAGCCAGCACTTTAAGTGGCACGGCAAGTGGGTGGATGATGCGGGTTGGCTTCGATTCGTCGAGAACGGCATCAAAAAGGCTGTGACCATTGAAGGAATCCTCAGCGCCAGACATATGAACTCGATGCTTTGCCGTCTGCACGTCTGGGTTGGTGATGACAGCCACTTTGAACTGGAAACCTACGTGAAAAGCACGGAGGAATACGACAATTGGCTCCGCAAAGCCAAAGAGGTGAAAGAAAACCGCGCCGATAAATGGGGGCCGTGGTACACAATTGATATGGGACTGCGAGAACCCATCAAAATCTCTTACACTTCGCAGAATCTGACGGGACGGGTGGCCGCGAAGTATGAAGGAAACTATATCGTCCGCTTCGACGAGAAAAGCATCACATACAGCAAGCGAGTGGACGACGCGATCATCTTTGACAACCTGGACAGCGCGAAGAAAGCATGCGAGGGGCGCGGACTTCCTATCTCTTATGTGGACGGCGACAGTGTGGCGGCTCGCAAAGAATGGAGGTGGGTTGTAAAGGTCAGCACGGGCGCTTGCCAAGGCGAATACATCTGGCAAAGAACAGCACGGCGGCTCAAGCTGGACTACAGAGCGAAGTACGCAAAGCGTTTCCCCACAAAGGCGGCGGCTGAAAAATACATCACAGGGCTCGCGCCAAGTTATAAGGTTGAATTTGAAGCTGTGGAGGTGAAATCTTGAATCAATACCTCGTGCTATACAAGAATCAGGAGGGCAACACCTTCCAGAGCATCCATACTTGGGCAGAAATTGAGCCCATGCTCTACAAGATGGAAAAAGTGGGAGGGAGAATTAGAATCTTCCGTCTGAACGGACTCAACGACCCGTATCTGGTACGGGTGGTACACTGCAAGGATATGTACTGGCTGGAAACTATGAACGGAATTCATTTGGAGGGATGAGAAATGATGACGGCTTGGCAGATTGTGGCGCTTGTGTTTGGCTCTTGCATCTTTGTACTGACCGTTGCGGCCTGGGCTTTTAATGCTGGCGCAAACCTCGTAAAATCCCACTACACCGAGCAGGAGCGGCTGAGAGAGGAGGTCAGACCCCGCTAAACGAAAGGGCATATATTTTTTGCCCCTCAATGCGAACTAATGTTCGTGCGCATCTTGAAAACTTCATAGAAAGACGGTGAACACATGACCACAATCCACGTCACAACGCACAGCGACGGCACGAAAATGGCGGGCATCCAGTCCATCGGTACGACTTCCCTCGTGAACCCCATCTGCCAGAAACGGAAGGAAGTATGCGGCGGTGTGTGCGCTCACTGCTACGCAAGCGCTCTATGCAAAATGCGGCACACCCTGAACGACCACCTCATTGCGAATTACGAGAAGCTGACGGCGAAGCTTCTCACTCGAACAGAAGCGGCGGCTGTTCCCATTACGAGCGTGATTGCCCGCATCGAAAGCTTCGGGGATGTGGCAAACGTAACTCAGGCGCGGAATTACATCCGCATCATCCGCGCCCACAAATGGATTCGGTTTGGAATCTGGAGCAAGAACTGGGGCATTTGGCACGCGGCTTTCAAGAAGGAGGGAAAGCCCCGCAACTGCACCTTCGTTCTCAGTTCTATGAACGTGGACAAAACGGATGATCCTCATGCTTTGATGATTCCGTATGTGGATCATGTGTTTACCGTCTGGTCGAAACAAGAATATGACAAGAGATTCAAAGGAGACAAGCTGACAGAGTGCGCGGGAATCAGTTGCGCAACCTGTCAAAAATGCTATCACAAAGGCGGCAGCTTCTATATTAATGAAAGGCTGAGGTGATTGTATGAAAAAGAAATATTTCGTCAAGTATTACGGCTTTCACAACTGTTACGACCTCGTTTACACGAAAACAAAAGAAGAAGCCGCCGACGCTGTTGCTCACGGCTTCGAGCGCATCTCTCGCAAAGAAGCGGAAAGGCTTTGCAGGATGGAATGTGACCGCAGAAAGTATGACCCCGCTTTTTCGGGCTTTGCTAACGACCACATCTGGCCTTACGCAGAAGAAGAGGAGTTGCGGGAAAGCGGACGCTATGACTACGACGGGTACTTGGTTGTTGGGCGCTAATACATATCGGCAAAAAATGAAAAAATTGCCGAAACATATGTTTGAGGAGGTTGTGGACGGATGAAGAAGCACTACAGAGTTTTGGTTACTGAAAAGTACATCAAGGAAGTTGATGTGTATGCGGACAATCCTGCTGACATCGAAGATGAAGTCCGGGACATGGAGGAATCCGGCGAGATTGAATGGGATCGCGCTGAGGATTTCGACGAATGGGGCATTATTGAATATCGCGAAGAAAAACTCGACGTGCTGGAAGAGAAAGAAGCCCACGGCTGGCTTTTGGGCGTTGTGTCCGGCATGAGCAATAAGCAACTCGCCGAGATGACACGGCTCGATTGCCTTGAGCTGCTCGGTTGCATGTACGATGAAGGAAGGTACATCCCGCCTGCCGTAACAAGTGCGGATTTGTGGAAACTCGTTCAGGAATATCAAAACAGAAAGAGGATGTGACACGCTATGACCACGACATACTACACAATCACGAACGGCCTGTACTGGTTGAGCAACAGGAGCGGACAATGGAGCCCTGTCAGCAAGAGAGAGTTGGCGAAAACGTGGGACACGGAGGATCACGCGAAGAAGCAGCTCTCCATCATCCCGAAAGTGCTGAGAGGGCGCGGCTATCGTGTCGAACCCGTCGAGGCCGAAGTTGTTCCCACGGCTGTGAGCGTTCCGCAGACCGCCACCATCAAAGAGTGCGGCATCAAAGAGGTCGAAGCCATGTTTGGCGAACTGAGCGGCGCGGTCAAAACGCTGTCCAGCCTGAAAGATATGTGCATCGTGGCGCAGAATGGGCTGGCCGAGCAGAACAAATTG